GCTTGATTCCGTGGACGGCATCACCCTCTCAGACAGCGCAGCAGCCCGCGCGGATCTCCAGGCGGAGGCCTCGGACGGAATCAAGCTCTCGGAGGCGATTTCGGCGATCCTCACCGGGCTGGCCTCGGCATCGGACGGAGTGGTTTTCAGCGATTCAACGGATTGGCAGGGCATCATCCAGGCATTAGCCGCAGACGGGATCGTGCTCTCGGACAGCGCAAGCAGGACGCTGAGAGCGTTTGCGGCGGCTGCGGACGGAATCACGGTCTCTGACAGCGGACAGGTGACGGCGACGTTCAGGGTGGAGTGCTCGGACGGGGCGGCGTTCGCCGAAGCCGTGGCCGCGATCGCCAGGCTGGGGGCAATGGTCTCGGACGGGATCACGCTTTCGGATTCGGCGAGAGAGACGAGCACGCTGCCCGCAGGGTATGTGTCGGTGACGTTCACGGCCAAGAAGGCGACGGTGACTTTCCTGGTGAAAAAGCCGTCGGTCACGATGGCGGGCAGGAAGCCGAGAGTGGATTTTGAGGTCAACTGAAAACCAGAGCCTCAGAAAAGACGGAGTTGACTTTAAGGGCCTAAAAATAGTATTTTAACATAAGATTTACGACAATTTAACGCCGCGCTGAATGCGTCGAGTTCGGCGGCGCGAACACCTTAAGCCCACGTTGCTGTCGAGAGGTCCAGAGGGGGGCGGGACCTCCGGCGACACGTGGGCTTTTTTGTTGGCCGGCACAGTGGCCGGCCCTATGAACAGGGGAAAGAGAACGAGCAGGAGGAGCGCGATGCAATCAGCAGCGAGGAATATTTGGGTGCCGACAGGCGTCAGGTCGGGGGCGAAGTTCAAGGGCATCTTCGATGTGCGGTGCCTGGCGCCGATCGAGGACAAGGAGCGGATCGAGTGGGCCTTAAAGCGTGAGGGCCTGGAGATCGACAGGCTCGCGAACACGGCCCGGATGCTGAAAGAGTCCGAAGGGCCGGTGCCGGTCTCGTGGATCAAGAACAGCCTGCGCCTTGACCGGTTCGACCCGGAAAAGTTCGCGGAGCTTCAGAGCCTGATCTCGGAGAAGTGGCGCGCGGTGGCGGAGAACCTGGTCGTCAACGTGGGGCTCCAGCACATCCTGGACGTGGTGTTCAGCGGGTCGAGCCAGGAAACCACCTGGTACGTGGGTCTGACCGCAGCGGATCCGTCGCCTGCGGCGGGCGACACGATGGCCTCGCACGGGGGCTGGACCGAGTTCACGGACTACGACGAAGCGGCCAGGCAGGAATGGGTGGAGGTCCGGTCCGGCCAGTCGATGGACAATTCGGCGAGCAAGGCGAGCTTCACGATCAGCCAGGACAGCTCCAGCATCGGCGGAGCGTTCCTGAACCCGGACGCTTCGGGCACGGCCGGGACGCTCATGTGCTGCGCGGCCTTCACGGGCGGAAACAAGGCGGCGGACGACGACGACACGCTGGAGGTGCAGTATACATTCAGCGCGGCGGATGACGGCGCATAAAATCCGGAAGACCGGATTTTATAAAGCATCTTCGCTTCGCGAAGACTTGGCCCCGGAAGAATCACCCTCCCCTAATCCCTCCCGTCAAGGGAGGGGAAGAAGGGAAGCGCCGAAGGCGCGCTGTATGAAATTCGACGGAGGCAAATTTCATTGCCGGTTAAGCTGACCACCAAAGCAGTCGACAAGAGCACCTATGTGGTGAACTGCGCGTTCAAGGACGAGAACGGCGACGCCGTGGTGCCGAATGAGCTTAAGTGGACGCTCACGGATGATGCCGGCACGGTGATCAACAGCCGGGAGGACGTGGTTGTGGCGGTGCCTTCCAGCTCGGAGGACATCGTGCTCTCCGGAGACGACCTGAAATACAGCGACGGCCGGCACAGGATTCTGACGATCGAGGCGACCTACGACAGCGATGCCGGAAGCGATCTTCCGCTCAAGGAGAGCGCGAAGTTCATGGTGGATGACTTGATCGTCGTATGACGATAAAAAGCGCGAATGACGGCGCTTAAGAGTGATCCCAAGGCGCGTGATGTAGGGTAGACGGAGGGAAAAAGATCAGGGTTGCGCAGGGATCACACCATGCTGGCCGGCCGATGAGCGCCGGCACACGGAAATCCCCTGGGGCGGGGGTTACCCCCCCGCCCCTAGAGGGGGAACGCTGAGACGGGGCGGTGATGGAGAGGGCGAGGCAGGATATATGCCATCACGTGAGAAACGGTTTTCTAGTGATCCGGGCGCTGTGCGAACAGGCGCGGAAAGGCCGCCTGAAGACCGGGGAGGCCTTCGACAAGATCGAGCACCGGTGCCGAGAAGTGGAGAGCGCGCTGGACGCCATACACTGGGATGAAGCCATGAGGCCGGAATACATCATCATCCATCACAGCCTGACGCAGGACCGACGGACCGTATCGTGGGGCGCGATCCGGCGCTACCACAAGGGAGATCTGGGGTGGAGGGACATCGGGTACCATTTCGGCGTCGAATTAGTGGATGATCACTACGAGATCCTCATGGGCCGGTTTCCGAACGAGGAGGGGGCGCACTGCAAACAGCAGAGCATGAACCGCCACAGCGTTGGGGTCTGCTGCGTGGGAAATTTCGACGTGATGCCGCCGCCGGTCGAGCAATATGAGCTATGTCTCAAGCTCACCCGGTACCTGATGATGCTGTTTGCCATTACACCGGAGCGGGTGCTTGGGCACCGGGAGCTTGCGGAGCATAAGACGTGCCCTGGGAAGATGTGGAACATGGATCATTTCAGGGGACTGCTGTGAAAAGAGCGATTCGGAGATATTGGGCCATCATGAGCGCGCTTCTGTTCGCCGCCGTGATGGTTGTGATCGCGTCAACACAATAAGGAGGGAGAGGAGATGAAAAAGCTATTCATCATTATCGCCCTGGCAGGACTGGTCGCGTGCGCAGGCTGCGCCGCGCAGATCAAGGACATGGCGGAGAACTATGGGGACGCATCGGCGGAACTCAAGAACTTCGCCAGAATCTCAGCCCAGGACTGGCTTTTCGGCTCGGGGATCATTCAGGGGGCCGTGCCGCAGGACGCCATGCCGGCATGGTTCTTCGAAGAGCTGGAGAAAGTGGACGCCTGGTTCGAGGACAACCCGAAGGCCGAGCTCACCGAGGCCCAGATCGGCTACATCGTGGGGCTCCGGATCCGGATGGCCGGGCCGCTCATCAGGGCCGCGATCGAGCAGTACGCGCCAGGAATCCTGACCATTACCGAGGTGGGCGCGGTGCTGGCATTCATCGGGCTGTAAGGAGGATGACATGCAGCAGATACTTGACTTCATTCGTGGCCTGGTCAGGCCGTTCATTGCCGTCTCGTTCGTGAGCGTGACACTTTATCTCGCAATCGTCGGCCTGTTGAACCCAAAAGAGGTCCTGACGATCACCGGGATCATCGCCGCCTTTTATTTCGGCGAAAGGGCCGGGCGCAAGGAGGCAAACAGCGGCCAGGCTCCAGGGAATGAGCCGTGAGCCCGGAGCAGATTTCCATCCTGACGACCCTTCTGGGGCTGCTCAAAGTCCTGAGCGGATGGCCGTTCGCGCTGCTCTTCTTCGGGCTCGTTATCGGGCCGTGGCTCCTCGCGCTGTTCCTGGCCTGGTCATACCGAAAGCGGTTCGAGGCTGTGGTGGATATGTACGAATCGAACGTGCGGCTCGTGGAAAAATACGAGCAGACCGCGTGCGACCTCAAGGACGTGGTTATCCTCAACACCCAGACCATGACCACCCTGGTGGAAAAGATACGAAGCTGGAGGGGATGATGAACGACCGGCTTACCATGAGAGGGGCACTGGAGGAGAAAAAGCAGGAGCGGATCAAGCTGGCTACAAAAGCGGAGGCTCTGATCCGGGGGCTTCGCACCGCCATCATGCCTGCATCCGTCACGCCGCTCGAAGAGCTCAAGACTGCTGAAATCCTGGCGCTCGCGCAGGACCTGCATAGCCTGAAAAGCAGGTACGACTTTCTGATCACGCAGATCAAGGAGCTGAAAAAGGAGCTGGGGCTGTGAGCGGATTCAGGAGGAAGCACAGCCGGGTGCAGGACGAGCTGCCGGCCGAGGTCCGGGAGCAGGTGGACCGGCTTCTGATCGAGCAGGCCACCTACGACGAGATCAAGGCGTTTCTGGATTCGGAAGGCTACGACATCAGCCGGAGCGCCATCGGAAGGTACGGCCATGACTTTCTGGCAGCGTACCAGAACCTTCGGATCATCGAGGACAAGTCGCGCGCCCTTGTGAGCGAGGCCGGGGACGGTATGGTGCTGGAAGAGGCTGCGGCCAAGCTTTTCAGCCAGATGATCCTGGAGGCGCAGCTGAGCGGGAAGCTCGACATCAAGAAGCTTCCCCGGATCATCAGCGATTTTGCCAAGCTCCAGACATCCACCGTGTCGCGGGAGCGGCTCAAGAGGGACATTGCGGAGCGGGTGGCGCAGACGGCGGACGACGTGGCCAAGACGATCAAGAAGAGCGGCCTTTCGGACGAGACGGCGGAGGAGATCCGCAAGAAGATCATGGGTATTTCGAAGTGACGGGCGACAAGGCGCTGAAAGAGTTCGATGAGGCACGACGGGAAGTGCCGGGCGTGTTCCTGCCCTACCAGGCGCGGTGGGAGGAGGACCGCTCGCAGGTGAAGGTCTACGAGAAGAGCCGGCGGATCGGGATCTCCTGGGCCGAGGCGGGCGGGGACGCCCTCTATGCGGCGAGCGATAAGGGCCAGGACGTGTGGTACACCGGGTACAACAAGGACATGGCGATCGAATACATCGACGATTGCGCGAACTGGTCGCGGGCCTTCAGCCTGGCCGCCTCCGAGGTGGAAGAAGAGGTGCTGGAGGACGGCGAGAGAAGCATCCTGACCTACAAGATTTTTTTCAACTCGAACCACAAGATCACGGCCCTTTCGAGCCGGCCTTCAAACTTCCGGGGAAAGCAGGGCCGGGCCGTGCTGGACGAGGCGGCGTTTCACGAGGACCTTCCCTCGCTCATCAAGGCGGCGATGGCGTTCCTGATCTGGGGCGGGGACGTGCGGATCATCAGCACGCACAACGGCGAGGACAACGAGTTCAACTCCCTGGTGCAGGACATCCGGGCTGGGCGGACGCCCTACAGCCTGCACCGCACCACGTTCGACGAGGCGCTGGAGCAGGGGCTCTACAGGCGCATCTGCGAGGTGCTGGGAAAGCCCTGGACCAAGGACGCGGAGGCGGAGTGGCGCAAGAGCGTGATCGACTTTTACGGCGAGGATGCGGACGAGGAGCTTTTCGTGATCCCGAGCCAGGGGAGCGGCACGTACCTCACACGCGCGCTGATCGAAACCTGCCTCAGTCCAGACATACCGATTCTCCGCTACGAGCAGAGCACGGCTTTCGCTGAAGTGGCGGAGCACCTGAGGCGGGCCGAGGTGGAGGACTGGTGCAGGGAAAACCTGGACCCGGTGCTGGACGGGCTGGAAAAGCGGTCGAGCTACATCGGCGAGGACTTCGGGAGGCTGTCGGATCTCACCGTGATGATCCCGCTACAGGAGATGCAGGACGCCTCTTTCCGGACGCCTTTCACGGTGGAGCTCAGGAACGTGCCGTTCCAGCAGCAGGAGCAGATTCTTTTCTACATCTGCGATCGGCTGCCCAAGTTTTCAGGAGGCGCATTCGATGCCAGGGGAAACGGCCAGTACCTGGCGGAGCGGGCCATGCAGAAGTACGGGTCTTACCGGATCGCGCAGGTGATGCTCTCGGAGGCCTGGTACCTGGAGAACATGCCCCGGTATAAGGCCGCGTTCGAGGACCGGACCATTATGCTCCCCAGGGACGCGGATATCATCGCGGATCACCGGGCGATCAAGAAAGTGCGCGGCGTGGCCAAGGTGCCCGACGTGCGGACCACGGGGCAGGACAAGCGCAAGCGGCACGGGGATTCGGCGGTTGCCGGCGCGCTGGCATTATATGCGGCGTATGAATTCGAGGGATCGGGAGTGACTGAATATCAAAGTGTATCGCGGCGCCGGTTCGGTACCGCGCGAGGAGCGTATTGATGCCGATATATGATCAGTTCGGCCGGGAGATAAAATCCATCGCAAAGCCCGAGACGAGACAGGTCGCCACGGTCAGGATAAGCGACCGTTGGAGCATGTATCCGAGCGAAGGACTGACGCCCGTAAAGCTCGCGGCGATTTTCAAGGAAGCGGACGCCGGAGACGTGTACCGCCAAGCCGAGCTTTTCGAGGAGATGGAGGAAAAAGACACTCACCTTTCCGCCGAATTGCTCAAGCGCAAGAACGCCGTGAACAGCCTGGACTTCGATATTGTGCCCTACGAAGAAGGGGCGAGAACGAGCTCGGCGCCGAAAAAAGGCCGGCCCGCAAAAAGCGACAAGGTGGCCGAGTTCTGCCGGGACGTGATTTTTTCCATGACGAGCTTCGAGGACGCCCTGTTCGACCTACTGGACGCGATCGGGAAGGGTTTTGCGGCCTCGTGGATCAAATGGGAGATCGTGGGCGGCAAGGCGATCGTCTCCGATCTCGAATGGATTCACCAGAAACGCTTTACTTTTACCGACTCGATCGTTCCGAAACTAATCACGGACGAGAGCGCGGGCGGCGAGGAAATCGGACCGTTCCAGGTGATTTATCACCGGCACAAGGCGCGGAGCGGTTACGACACGCGGGCCGGGCTCTTGAGGGTGTGCGCCTGGATGTATCTCTTCAAGAATTATTCAATCAAAGACTGGGTCGCCTTTGCGGAAGTTTTCGGCATGCCGCTCCGGATCGGCAAATACGACCAGGGCGCGAGCCAGGACGACAAGGACGCCCTGATCACCGCCATCCAGAGCCTGGGATCGGATGCGGCCGGCGTCATCAGCAAGAATACGGACATCGAATTCGTCGAGGCGGTTAAGGGTGCGACAAAGGAGAATATTTACAAGGCGCTCGGGGATTTCTGCAACAAAGAAATGTCCAAAGCGATCATCGGCGCGACGCTCACCACAGAGGTGGGCGAAAAGGGCTCGTATGCCGCGAGCAAGACGCATAACGAAGTGCGCCTGGACCTGGTGAAGTCGGACTGCTGGTCGCTTGCCAACACGCTGAGGATGCAGCTCTTGCGTCCGCTGGTGGGATTCAACTTCGGGTGGGACACGCCCGTGCCGTGGTTCCGTTTCGATCTCCAGGAGCCCGAGGATCTCAAGACGCTGAGCGAGGTTTACAAAAACGTGATCGGATTCGGCCAGCCCGTGGCGGCCGAGCATGTGAGCGAGCGGTTCAATATTCCCTTGCCCGAAAAAGGCCAGAGTGTGCTGGCGTCTCCAACTCAAGGCGGGCCGGCCGCCATGAAGCGCGTAGCCGCCAAAACGGCTCAGGATCGCTTTTCGCAGGAAGACGTGGACGATTTATCGCACCAGGGCGCCATCGACGCAAACGAGGCCGTCGAGGCGCTGCTCCGGCCTGTTTTGGAGGCTATTGAAGGGGCGAAATCATTCTCGGAGATCGGGGAGACGATCTACAAGCTATATCCACGGCTCGACAGTGAGGCGTTTGAAGAATTGCTGGCGCGAGCCATGTTCGCGGCCGGACTCACCGGCTACGCGGCGGCCGAAGCGGATGAGGAGGATTAAGAAGCTTGCCGGACGTTAATTACGGCAATTTGCCTTTCGAGGAGGCGATCGATTATTTCGCGCAGAAAGGGTACGCCTTCTCGCCGGCATCGTGGCGGGACGTGTGGCAGAAAGCGCACGCGCGGGCGTTCACCGTGGCGCGGGTGACGGCGATGGACGTGCTGGCAGACATCCGGGAGGCGGTGGAAAAAGGGCTCAAGGACGGGATCAGCCTGGGGGAATTCAAGAAAGGGCTGCGGAAACAATTGGAGCGCAAGGGCTGGTTCGCCCCAACCGGAGAGGAGTCCCTCGTGGAGCTTCCGGACGGCACGGTGCGAAAGCGGCTCACCGCGTGGAGGTTGAACCTGATCTACACCCAGAACCTCCAGACCGCTTACTCCGTGGGCCGGTACAAACAGCAGCAGGACGTCAAAAGCCGCAGGCCCTGGTGGCAGTACATGTCGCGGCTTCTGCCCACCACGAGGGAAGAGCACGCGGCGCACCACGGGGTGGTGCGGCATGCGGACCATCCCTTCTGGAACACGTGGTACCCGCCCAACGGGTTCCTATGCAAGTGCTACGTGAAGACCCTGTCGTCGCGGCAGATGGAGGCCCGGGGCCTGGAAGAGCAAAAGCGCGGCACGGATCAGAAGCCCGACGATGGATGGCGGTACAACCCGGGCAAGGCAGGCCTGGAGGCCTGGAAGCCGGATATGAGGGGATACGATCCGGAGGCCCGCAAGCTGTTGCAGGAGGACGTGGGATGAAAATTGCGCTGGTTTTAAAGCAGCTCGACGGGGCGATCAGCGAGTTTCAGCTTTTGCCCCTGGGTAAGATAGATCTCGACGGCGAGGAGCCCGTGATCCTGGACCCAGAGGGGGTGGCTGCGATTATCGCCCACTTCGAAGGCCGGGGAAATGATATGGTGATCGACTACGAGCACCAGACCATCGAGGGCACGGAAGCCCCGGCCGCGGGATGGATCAAGAAGCTGGCGGATAAAGGCGAAGAGGGCTTGTGGGCCACCGTGGAGTGGACCAAGCGGGCCGTCGAGTACCTGAAAAACAGGGAGTACCGCTATTTCTCGCCCGTCTTCTGGTACGACAAGGCAACGCGCCGGGTGGTGCAGATCGAAAACGTGGCCCTCACCAATTATCCCCGGATCAATAATCTCAAACCTATCATGGCCAAGATGAGCCGAGAGGAGGCCAGGGATGCCCAAAAGCGACGATCCGAGAAGTACGGCATCGGCGTGAAAGAGGGCGGCCACGTGACAAAACCCTCCGAATGGGACGACGTGCCCGACGGCGAGTGGCTCGACCCGGTGAATTACCGCTACCCGTGTCCGGACGCGGACCAGACCAGGGCCGCGGCGAGCTATTGGGGGCGAAAGGAGAACCAGGCCCAATATACACCTGAGGAACGCTCTACCATCGAGGAGCGATTGGATAAGTTCAGGAAGAAATTCAACATCGGCGAACACAAGAAGGAGGAAGCCAAAATGATCGAGAAACTGAAAAAACTTTTCGGCCTGGCAGACGATGCCGGGGAGGATAAGGTGGTTGAGGCGGCCAAGGCGGCCCTCGACAAAAACAAGGAACTCGAAGCCAAGGGCAGCGTGGTGGCCTGCAAGGAGGTGCTGGAGGCCCTGGGCGCCGGCGACAAGGACGGAAAGGAGCAGGTAGTGGCCAAAGTCAAGGAGCTTAAGGACGGCGCGGGCAAGAAAACGGATATCGAGCAGGAGCTCGTCGCGCTCAAGAAAGACCACGGCGACCTGAAAAAGAAGCTCGCGGAAAAGGACGCCGAGGAGCTGGTCAACAAAGCCTTGAGCAAGGGCCAGATCTCGCCCGCCCAGGCGGACGACTGGGGCCGCAAGCTCGCGACGGAGGAACCCGAAAGCTTTAAGAAGCTCATTCTTAGCCGCCGCGAGTTCAGCGAGGTGCCCATGAAAGAGCTGCCTCCTGAAGGCGACACCACGGGCGGCGGTACGCCGGCGGAAAGAATGGAGCGGCTCATCGCCAAGAAGATGAAGGAAAACGATAAGCTCACTTACGGCGAGGCGATGGATCTGGTCGCAGGAGAGAATCCGGAGCTGGCAGAGGAGTATATCCAGGGCGGCCGGAAAAAGGAATAACCGCCGACTGAAAGGGCGGCGAAAACCAGCAAACAATCAACAAGGAGGACAGTGAAATGGCATACGAACAAGCAGTGCTTGACATGACCTTCGAGGCCGGAGAGGACCTCTCCAGCGATCAATATCGCTTCGTGATCCTCTCTTCGGGGAAGGTCTACAGGCCTAACGCGACAACGGATAAGGCGATCGGCATCCTGCAAAACGATCCGGAATCAGGAGAGGAAGCGCAGGTCAGGATGCTCGGTATCAGCAAGCTGGTTGCGGGCGAGACCATCGCCGAGAACGAATGGGTCAAACTCGAATATAACGACGCCGCTGATGCCGGCAAGGGCTTGGACGCCGATACGGCCGAAGACCTGGCGAGCGCCTTTTGCCTTGAGGGAGGGGACGAGGACGACCTGATTACCGTGGCGGTCCTCCCCTTTCCGTTCCAGACGAACATTACTTCAGCATAGCAAAGCTGACCGGTTTCACGACTCAATAATCACGCTAGAAGGAGGAAAAGACAATGCCTCAACCAACAGCCAAAGACGTACACATCGACGCACCGTTGACCAATTTCGCGATGCGTTACTCGAACGCGGAATTCATCGCGCTCCGGGTGCTCTCCATGATCAAGGTGGCCAAGAAGAGCGACAAGTTCTTTAAGTTCCTGAAAGGGGCCTGGTTCAGGGACGAGGCCGCCATGAGGGCGCCTGGATCGGCGAGCCGGGGCGGCGGGTACCCGCTCACTACGGACACGTATCATTGTGAAGAGTGGGCCTGGCATGACGACGTGCCCGACGAGATCCGCGAGAATGCGGACGCGCCCTTGAAACCTGATCAGGACGCTGCGGCGTTCTGCGTCAACAAGATTCTGCTCCGCCTGGAGCGCCTGGTGGCGGCCCTCGTGATGACGGCGGCAAACTGGGATAGCTCGGAGGACGCGGAAGGCGGCTGGACCGCCGGGGACAGCAGCACATTTGTCGCCGACATTGAAAAAGGCATCCGCACGGTGCTCGCCAACACGGGCCACCGGCCGAATGTGCTGGTCATTGACGCGACGACTTACAGCAATATCCGCCAGGACAATATCGTGCTCGGCAAGATCAAGTACACGCAGCGCGGCGTGGTGACGGCGGACCTGATTGCGTCCTTGTTCGACCTGGACCGTTGCCTTGTGGGTGGAGCGGTTTACAGTTCCGCAGAGGAGACGAAAGCCGGGACGGACTTCACTTCCGCAGCGATCTGGGAAACCAATGCGGGGAAAGGCTCGGGCGTGCTTCTCTATGCGCCCAGGATCGTGGGACCGAAACAGCCGACTGCCGGGGCGATTTTCCGGTGGGTCCGCGAGGAACTGCGCGGCTTGATCCAGCAGGCGCCGACGGACGCCATGCCCGTGGGCGTGCGTAAATGGCGGGAAGAGAACATCCACAGCGACCGGGTCGAGGCGTTCATGGACGTGGACGCCAAGCTGACCGGCGCAGACATGGGATATCTCTTTTATGACACCCACACGACATAGGCCGGACCGATTGAATATCTGATGACAAGCTGGGACAGGGCAACTGTGCCTTGTCCTATGCACTTATCACGAGGGAGGATATCATGAAGCTGAAATACGAGGGGCCGGGCTCTTACGTCGAGGTTGCCGGCTTCGGCCGGCACCATAAGGACGAAACCAAAGCGTATCCTGACAAGGCCGCCGAGGAGCTGCTTGCAACGAGCGTGAGGCAGAAGTTCCAAATCGTGGAAGCGGCGCCCAAAAAAGAGGCGAAGACCAGCAAGACGAAATAAGGCACGCTGACCTTCGCGCAGGGAGAACGCAATGGTCTACAGTGCACAATCCGACATCCTGGAGCAGCTCGACGAGGAGACCCTGATCCAGCTTACGGACGATTACGGCACGGGCCTGGTGGATAGCGACAAGGTGACGCGCGCTATCGCGGACGCGGACGCCACGATCGACGCCTATTGCCAAGGGCGATATACCGTGCCCTTGGATCCGGTGCCGAACAAGATCCGGCAGGTGAGCGTGGACCTGGCGATCTACAATCTTTACTCCAGGCGGGACGACACGGCGCCCGAAACGCGCAAGGATCGCAACAAGGAGGCGATCCGGTTCCTGGAAAAAGTGGCGGACGGCAAGATCGATCTGGGCTCGGCCACGCCGGCGCCGGATACCACGGGCAATGCGGCGGATATCGATTACAACGACCGCATATTTACCAGGGATAAGCTCAAGGGATTCTAGATGAGCGGTCGGGTGCACAAGAAAATCCGGAAGGTCACGAACAGGCGGTTTTTGCTGATGCTCGGAAGCATCGTGGAGTTACCTTTTCGGGAGCGGTTGCGGATCGCCTGGATGATCGTGAAAGGAACTAAGCCCGGTGGCAGGCATTAGCACCAGCATCACCGTGGACGACCGGGAGGTGCAGGATCTCCTCAAGCGGCTTTCCAAGCGCATGCGGGATATGACGCCCGCCTTTGCGGAGATTGGCGAGGTCGTCATGGAAAGCGTGCAGCGCAATTTCGAGGAAAAAAGGGCGCCCGACGGGACGCCGTGGAAGCCGCTCGCAGCGAGCACGCTCAAGCGGAAACGCCATGCGGGAGAAATTCTTATCGGGGGAGGGATTCTTTTCGGATCGATACACCCGGAGGCGCATAAAGACCGGGTGGCCATAGGCACCAATATTATTTACGGCGCCATTCACCAATTGGGCGGCTTTGCCGGGCGGGGCCATGCGACGGAGATCCCGGCGCGGCCGTACCTGGGGGTGCGGGACGACGACTGGCCGGAGATCCGGGCGGCCATTGAAGATTGGATCATGGGGGCGCAATGAGCTACAGCGGCTACACCGTGGAAGAGATCGAGGACGCCATTGTGACGACGCTCAAGGCGGACACGACCCTGGACAATTACGTCCGGACGATCGACCGCCTGCCCTGGGAGCGGGCCGAGGAACTGGACCGGCTCGTCAAGCTCTACCCGGCCCTGCTGGTCGCCTACTCTGGAGGGAGCGACGACAACAGCGCAAGCGACATAATCCACCATGTGGGCAGGTTTGTGGTCCTTTGCTGCGCTAAAAACTTGCGGTCGCCGTCTTCCGCTCTCCGCGGACCGGAAAGCGGCGAAAAAGGCGTTTACGATTTGCTGCACGACGTGCTGAGCTGCTTACATCTTTCTACCCTCGATCTGGACATCGTTCTGTGCGAGAGTGTGCGCGTGACGCCCGTTGCAGCATCGGCGCGCCTGGCGGTGTTCAGCCGCGAATTTGAAATCACGTGGGGCTTGCTTAGCGCGTGACATGGAGGAAAACATGAAACCATGCAGGATCACGGGAAGGGTGGTTTGCAGGCGGAATACGAAGTGCCCGTCGGGATTGACGAGGATCAAGCCGGAATGCGCACTGTGTTTCGACGCGTCGATTGAAATTCTGGATCTGGATGGGAACGTCATTTACGAGCTGAAGAATTTGCCGGCGGTCAAGAAACCGGCCGCAAAGGAAGCCAAACCCAAAACCAGCAAAGCGGAGAAATAAAAAGCGCCGGCCGGCGCGTTTTATAAAATCCGACAAAGGAGGATTTTATCATGGCTTATAACACCACACCATTTCACGGCAAGCTCTGCCGGGTCGAGAAGAACGATGTCGCGATGGAGTACGGCAACGGGTGGCGGATCGATGCGGACCTCGACATGGGCGATGCGAGCCGCCAGGGACAGCATTGGAAGGAGGCGCTTCCGGGCCTGGCCGGATGGAGGGGGTCGTTCAGCGGCCACTTTGTCGCCGGCAACACGCAGCAGAAGGCCTTCTTCGACAACCTGATCGCGGCGATTCCGGGCACCAAGCTGACGGACGTGAAGTTCCTGTTGGATGCGAGCACGAACGCCCTTACCGGCAACATCTTTCTGACCTCGTTTTCCATAGACACAGGTATTGCCGGGGTGGTCGGCTTCACGTTCAACTTCCAGGGGGACGGCGCGCTGGATCTGGTGGACGACGCATAAAATTTGCCGGGCAAATTTTATAAAGCGCTGCTTCGCGGCTTAGAGCGCCGGAGGCGCGTTTTATAAAATCCGACGAAGGAGGATTTTATGGCATCACCAACAACGCCGATGCACGGCAAGCTGGGCGCGCTCTATCGCCTGCGGCCGAACGGATTCAAGGGCGGCGGCCTGAACGACGTCTCATGGGGCGCGGCTTTCAGCGGTGCGAGCTCGGCCTATTACGAAGTGGAGATCGATGGCGAGGGGACGCCGGATACCTTCAAGTGGCGGAAGAATGGCGGGGCCTACACCACGGGCGTCAACATCACGGGCGGAGCGCAGACCCTGGACGACGGCCAGACCATCACCTTCGCCGCCACCACAGGCCACGCCCTTGGCGACCGGTGGGTGATCGGGAACCTCAAGGACGAGGCGTGCACCGAATCGGCCGACGAGGCCCAGATTACGGATTCCACAAAACGGCTGCTCAACCCGAACGCCTCGCCCACCTTCACGGACGACGGCGGGGAAAACGTGCTCATCTTGGACCATACGCGCGGCAAGGCGGTCTTTTCCGGCAACGTCGGGATCGTCACCGTGGACGGCAACAACGGCTTTATCCCCGAAGTGGCCCTGGAGAAAGTCGGCTACCTCATGAACTGGCGCCTGGAGGCGGCGGTCGACATGGGGGATGCCTCGCGCATGGGGCAGCACTGGAAAGAGGCTGTGCCCGGACAGGCCGGAGGACGCGGATCCGCCGAGTCCTACTTCATCGGCGGGGACTCTTTCTATGGCGCCTTCAAAGCCGGGGCCGAGAACACCCAGAAGTACTTCCTCTTGGAGCTTTTCAACTACGATCCGGACCAGGACCAGACAGGCGACCACCTGATCGCCTGGGCAGTGTTCAACTCCGTGAGCCCGGACGGCCCGCTCAATGAGGTGGTGAAGGAAAGCCTCGGCTTCGAGGTGCACGGCATCCCGAGTTTTGTGGCGAACGCATAAAGGAGGCTTAAATGGCGCTTGAGCTGGACGTAACGAGCCTTTCATACGACCCGGTGTGGTATGACTTCGAGACCGGGCTGCCGGTCAAGGAGCCTTCGGAAGACAAGCCCTATCTCCAGATCCGGCCCTTTCCCCTGAGCCGGTCGAACGCCGTCTTCTCCGAAAAGGGGATCGTGCTCCAAGGCGAGGACCAGTGCGAGGTGTTCAAGTACTGCCTCACGGGCTGGAAGAACGTGGTGGACGCGAACGGCAAGGAGCTTGAGCTCACCAATGATGTAAAGCAGAAGATTTACGACTTCAACCTCCAGGGGATTGCGAGCTTCGTGGGCCGGATCGCGCGCATCGTGGAAGCGCGCAAGGAGTCAGAGGAAAAAAACTCCTGACCTGGGCGCGGTGGGCTTTCAGCAAGAGCCGCATGACCTGCGCGCTCTGCCGCCGCTCCCAGGAAGACGGGTTCAGGGAAGTCCGGTGCAAAGGAATCGATCATGTGGACGAATGCCCAACGGGCGAAGTGCCCAAGCTCCTGCCGGAAAACCGGCGCTTCTGGGAAATCTGCCGCGCAACGCTTGCGGGGCTTTTTGACGGGTTCGGCGGCGTGAATCTCGGAGCCATATCATACATCATGAATCTTTACGGGGTGCCCGAAGGGCAGCGGCCCATCGTGCACGACAAGTTTCTGGCCGTGATTAAAGGAATCGAGGAAGTGAGAGAGCAGGAGCGGCAACGTGGCCAATAGGATCCAGATCGAACTGGTGGTCGACGACAAGGGCACGGCCCACATCAAGCGCTTCGGCCGAGGTGTGGAGGACACGGCCCAGAAAGCCGAGACCAGCATCAAGAGAACGGACAAGGCCCTGGGATCCCTTACATCGACGATCCTGAGCGTGGCGAGTGTCTACGCTGCCGCGCGGTTCGGCCAAAAGATCATCTCCGACGCATCCCGCCTGGAAGAGACGGCCAACAAGTTCAGCGTGGTTTTCAGGGGCCAGGAGGAGCAGGCGAAGTCCTGGTCCAGGACCCTGGTGGATTCTTATGCTATGTCCACGCGGGAGTCCATGCAATATCTCGGAGCGGTGCAGGATCTCCTCAAGCCGATGGGCATGCAGGCCGAGGCGGCCGGAAAACTCTCCTTTGAGATCGTCAAGCTGTCGGCCGACCTCGGCTCCTTCAACAATCTTCCCACCGCCAAGGTGATGGACGACATCCAGTCGGCCCTGGTCGGCAACTACGAGACCATGAAGAAGTACGGAGTGGTCCTCAACGCCACCGTGGTGCAGGAAGAGGCCCTGGC